CCCCAACGGATACGAGCCCTCTTTTCAAACTCCGTTTCAAAGTTCATCAGACGAACGATAGCAGACTGTTCCTGTCCGATCTTGGCAGCAATATCTTCGGGTACGTCCCGACGAACCTTTGCCTTGGCCAAACCATACAGCGTATCTGTCTCACCTACGAAGTCAAGGTCAAGGTACGGAGCATAGGTGTTCTTGAACCTAGCAGCTACGTTTTCCTTGTATCCTCTGAACCCGTACACACGAGCGGCTTCGTTGATCGTAGAGTTAAGCGTTTCCCACGGATCGATGGTTGCAGCAAACGATCCAGTCGTATCTTGAAGGTGGTCGCCTTTTGTACCGTAGTACATCTGGCCTGTAGTCTTGTAGTACGAGTCGATCTCCAACTCTTCAGGATCAATGAACCTCAAAGCCTCAGGGTCTTTGCCAAAGTAAGCCTTAGGCGACTTACCGTTCTCAACTACCTCGAAGTCAAAGTCCTTACTGATCTTGCGAGTCTCAACCATTTCAAGAAACTCTTCACCAGACGGATAACCGTCACGGTTCTTAAAGACAGTCTCAAAAGCAAGCGGGTTACGCTCACCTTCTTTGTACAGCCTCAGAGCTTCGTTCATGTCCGTTGCCCAAGCCTTCATCTCATTGAGGTTCTTGCCTGCGACAAACGTACGAGGGCTAATCAGGTTTCCGTCTACATCTTGCATAGCCTGTTTGATGTAGTGCGAAGCGTCATACGCACGAGAACCACCTTGACTGTAGTTAAGCTGCATACGGCGAAGGGGGCGACTCTTAAGGTCACTCTTCTTTACCATAGTGTGCAACGCATACCGACCATCGGGCATCTCGAACGGACGATCAAGCTTCAGCATGACGTACCCTTCATCCACGAGGTCTTTAAGCTCTACGCCGTTTGGATCAAGCCACCGTTCGTTACTGGCATCCCAGACGTTGTTCTTGTGTCCGGTTGGCCAGTTCTTCGGGTTAGGGTTAATGACGCCATCAATGTCAACGTCACGACCGCCAAGACGAATGTTGTGAGACTCGAAGCCTTGGTTAGACTTGCGAATGTACACAGCATCGTTACGCACCGTCCACGTCACGTCAGACATAAGACGATAAGCCGAATAGGCGTCTTGCATAGCCGGAGTAGGAAGCTGGTTATCAGGATGGGCTCGCTGATACAGTTCAGCAAACTCTTCCGGGTTGTACCACTTAGCTTCGTTCTGGCCTTTCATAATTGTCTGAGTAAGAACTCGACGATCTTGGCGAGGAAGACCTTTTACGTGGTCCTTTAGGATTTGCTCCGATTGCTTGAGGAAACGGTTAGCCGAGTTACCAGCAACCACACCCTTTGCAACAGCCGTCCTGTCAGCAATACGGGCCGAGGACCTTATCCAAGGGAACCAAGCCGAGGGGGTCTTAAGCTCACTGGTGATAAAGCCGTCAACAGGTACGGTGACTTCCATACGGGCGAACCACTGACCAGACTCAGGGTCTTTGAATGTTTCACCCTGTCTCGCAAATTTATCAAGCAAACCATCAGCAAAATCTTTACGAGCATAACCGCCGCCTTCTTTCTTTCCGAGAGTGACCTCGACAGTATAGACATTTGCCCCGTCTTCGTTGACGTAAGGGCTCTTTCCGAAGTCACGGCTCTTGCCCGAGTTCAGATTGGTTTCAACAAACTTGATGTCTTTGATGTGTTTGCCATACGTGTCTTCAAGCAATTGCTTCTCAGTAACTTGAAACGCTGCAAGAATATCGTCAGGGTTGTCGAACTGGTTGACCGAGATAAGGTCAGGCATAATGTCCCGCAACTCACGAGCAGCTTGCAAACGCGAAGCTACGTCCGTGCCGAGGCTTACGCCTGTGCTAGTCGGATCAAAGAACTTGGTAGACAGTTCAGTAGTCAACTCTTCAGAGCCGATACCCGTAGCTGCCTTAGCTGCATCAGGACCGTTTTCAATAGCAGTGGTTACTGCCTTGGTTGTCTGGATTGTAGCTGCCCTACGAGCACCCATCGAAGATAAAGACTTGCCGACCCGGCCTACAGCAGTAGCGCCAAGAAGAGTAGCGTCAATGATACCAAAGACGTTGTTTACCGTGCGAAGGCTGTTGTCTTCTTGCGGAGCAATCAACATCTGGCCAAGTTCCATACGACGAGTAGGATCATCCATCAGCCAGTCCGCATTGTCACGGATAGCTTGCATGAACTCACCGTCCTTTGCCAGCGTACGAGCAAACTCTTCCGGGGACAAGTCCCACAGAGACTCTCGCTGATCTTGGAGGTTATTACCGGCCATGATGAACTTCATAAGCGAAGGTGTTTCGTTGGTAATCCCAGCGTCATTGGTAATACCCGATGCCGAGAAAAGATCGAACGTAGGGATCGCACGGATGATACCGTTAAAGAAACCACGAACCCAACCGGAGTCTTCATATTCAGCTTCAAGTTCTTCCAATCGCTGAGATGCAACAAGCACCTTAGCCATGTGGTCTTGGATACGCTTCTCTGCACCCCCGCGAGGGCCTTCTTCCCCTTCACGAGCAAAGAACTGGTCAGCCACAAGCAAAGCCTCGTGGTTGTCGTCATTGGTCATGTAGGTTCTGATCTTGTCGATAGCTTCTAGTTCTACCGCAAGCTGAGCTGCATCTTCGTTGTTCTTTTCAACAACATCGTTGTACACTTGGTCAATGAAGTCCAGAGTGTTCTCGTTTACAGACGAAGTACGAGCCTCTACTTCAAGGTCTTTCCTAAGGGTATCAACATACGTCAAAGCATCGAGCGACCTGTTAGCGGCCACACGAAGACGAGCGTTATATTCCTGTTCACCGTCTAGGAGTTCACGAGCCGCTACAAGATTGGCTTCGTTCATCATAGTTATTTCATTGTCAAGCTTAGGGTCAGCAAGAGCAATGGCGAGTAGCGAGGCTGCAATAGGGCGACGCTCACCGGGAACCCGGCTTTTATATTTGTCTTCAAACAGCTCTGTTCCAAACTTTTGCTCGGCAATAGCCGTTTGCGTAACCATCTCTTCCTCTGAGTCATCAAAGGGATTGAAAGCCGCTTGTGCTGGAACATTGCTCGCAGGAGTGCCTACGGTCTCGATAGCACCAGCTTCGGGTACATCGGTTCCGGGGTTCTCTACGAGATCGCTGTTAATCAGGTCTTCATCCATTTCCACTGTTTCCACTACCGCCGCCTCCACCGCCGAAGGCATTAAAACCTCCTGCGCCTTGGAACACTTGCATACCTAGTGAGCTAATAGCGCTCCAAGTTTGAGACGAGCTAGAACGTATGTTTGCTTGACTTGCGTAGTAACCCGCAAGATTTGACAATTTCTGGTTTGTATCGAGGAACGATAAGTTTCGGTTCAACTGGCTTTGAATAGAGCCAAGAGCGCCTAGAGCCACCGAACTCCTTTCTGCTCCTGAGTTAGCCGCTGTTTGGAGCATGGCCCCTTGAGCTACTCGGGCTTGCCGAATGGCGTTTACTCGTTCGCGGGCTGATCGGTTGTTAGCGAGTTGCCGTTCGTACTTATACTGCTCCCGCATATCCTTGCGAGCCTTGCCTGCTTGAACGGCAGACATGACTGTAGCACCGGCAGTAACGGCAGCGCCTACGGCAGCAACTATAGGTACAGCGGGCATCTTAGTTTAGTTCCTTTCTATATTCAAGGACTTCAATAGGATAGGCCGAGTCTACAAACGTGCTGTTCATAACACGACCTGTCTCTTTGAAACCAAGGAACTTGTTGTACCGAGCATGGGTGTCGTTTTCTCCCCAAGTGTACAGTTCCTTGATCCCCTTTTCCTTGAACGCCTCATCAATAGTGTGGCTGATTTTCTGAGCAGCTTTAAGATCGTCAAGCGTCGGTTCTGGATTGTACAGTTCTGAGTGGATAACATAGCGCCCCTCCCAGACGTGGCAAACCACGATCCCTTCCGGGCCTTCGTAAAGAAGGTTAAGGTTGGGTATTCCCGACATAAGCAACTGACCAACCAAGGAGTTCGAAATTCTTTCCTCTCTCGCTTGTGCCGTACCTGAATTGAATTGACTTGCCACTGCCTCTTACCTTATTTTTAGTAGTCACTACATCGAATGCAGTGTTATCTGCTGTTGAATTGTTAGGGCGCCTGCGTTCTCGGTAGACTTCTACTTCAGTAGACCACCTGTTAGACGCCAACGAATTGGCCCAGTCCCACTTGGCTCTCATCCTGCACGAGCTGTCTTCAGCTTGCTTAAAGTGACAAAAGACATAAATAGGCTGTTTGTCTCTCATGGCATCGCCCATGATCTCGTAACCAGTTTCAACAAACGAGTCGTATTCGTAACCAGTTCCGTTCCACGAAGACCAATCTACAAAGTTTGTATCCGAAGTCGTAGCAATTGCTTGGCTACCGTCGTGAAGATCGACAAGATATTGTACAGAAGACGGAACATACGAAGACAATACGTTAGCAATAACCACTGGCTCACTTGCATTGGTAGTTACCGGATTGCCCAAAGAGTCGATAACATTCTCTGTAGTTGTAGAGAACGACTCCCCGATGTTGTTGTAAATGCCGCTAACCTTTGGACGATCATCCTGTGTAGCGAACTCCCAAAGAAAGAACGCTTGCAAGGTCACGTCAAAGAGTAAGACTTTATTGTACCGATAGTAATAGCTGGATGCTATACCATCTGAGAACAACCACATTACCGTGTTATTTCTAGGATCGAAACAAGACTTGACGTATTGTCGTTGAGTTTCTGGTATCTCGTTAATAATGGATTGAATAGTCTGTTCAGACACACTAGTATTCCCGAACTTGCCGGGGATAGGCCCGAACTGTCCGCTAGCTTGCTGCATAGCGTCAATACCAATTTCACTCCACCAAAACAGCGTACCATCTACTTCTATCGCAGCCATTGGCGACTTAGTTCCAAGCGACGAGACTTTGCTTACTGCAATAGACACGCCTGAGAAACCTTCGTCACCGCCTGAGATGAACCACACCCCGTTCTGAGCGAACACAAGGACACCGTTAGCCATCGGAAGTATCCGACGGATGCGGTTAGCCTCGGGGATAGGAACAACACCACCGTCTGAAGCAATCAAATCTGAAATATCTTCAGAGGTAGGGTCAGCCTCTTGGTAACACATAGCAGCCTTTTTGATGCCTGTGCTATCTAGGATTTGACTGAAGTAAACAACACTGCCCGAACCGTACCAAGCTCTCCCGGAGAAGAACGATACTGCCTCTGGCCTGTGACGCTTAATGTCTGTTGGAATACCCGATACGCCAGAAACGCCTGACCTGTCGATCTTGAAAGCGTTCAGGATAAAGTGACCGTTAGGAGCCCTGTTGTTACCGCTGTACAGTTTATCAAGGACTTCAGGAAGGAAATCACCCGCCTTCACATTATCGTCTGGGTTGTCTGCTTCTGCTCGGGCTACCCACCATTGCTTGTTGTTGCCGGGGTAGCGGCCAGTCTGGTTCTTAAACAGAGCAATAGGGCTTGTAGAAGGGCTAGACCTAGAGTACGAAGTGCGCTGCCCAAACGGGCGGTCGATTACTTGACGCGAAGAAAGAACGTAATCTTCATACGCTGTCTGATTAAAAGCCGAAGTCCCTTGAGTACCATACAACCAGCCTTGGTTCAGGAGATTGTAGTGGTGTTCTTTGCTTAGGGTTACGGGCTCTTCGTCATTAGCAAGACCGTCATCAAGACCGTCAAAATCACGAATAAGAATGTTAAGGCTATTAACTTCAATATCATCGGCGTCTATATCGTAAGTGACAACCAGAGGTTCGGTGTACTGGCTGACAATGAAAAGGTATCCTTTGCCTGAAGCAAACTGGAAAAGCTCTTTACTAGCAGAGGTATCACTGCGACCAGCAATTATATAATCGTTAAGATCAATTTCAAACGACTTAAGAGAGTCAGCCGATACGTTAGTCGACATGTCAAAGAACTTAATCGTAAGTCCTTTTTGAACGACAAGGAAGTTAGTGTCAGGCTGTTCTGCTACGGCTTTCCAGACGTACTCTGTACTCGACCGGTTAAATCCCGGAACAACAAAGTTGGGTGTCTTAGTGTTTGCAAGGTAGTTAATACCAAGTCGACGAGTGCGACTACCCTTTCTTGAAAGAACTGTATTCAGCTCGTCGTAAGAAGTATCTTCAGGATACGTCAAAGGACTGGCCTCTGAGACCAGCCCCTTAACAAATGTTCTGTAGAGTTTATTAGTAGTGGCTCTCGCCATATTTTTTAGTCCGTTTTATCTACGATCTTACTCTTTTCCCGAGGTACGGGCTTCGGATTATTGGTAAAGTACCGATCTAGGGCTGCTTTTGCTTTCTTGAAGTTTGTATATTTACACGTACAAATATCAGGAGCAACACCGCCATTCAACATTTTAATCTCGAACAACCGTCCATCGACCACTCCAATCCTGAACTTGCTTCCCTTAGGGGACTCGTAGACAACTTCAAGATGGGGGTTAAGGTCACGGTTTAGCATAGTTTGATCCTTTGAATATTTCTCCACGTTCCTTCTTATCTCGCCATTTGCGGTATTGAAGGTGGACACGGCCTTTACGCGACTTCTGTTCTTCTTTCTGGTTGGCCATTTGCTTGATCGTTATGAAACAAGTGCTTTTGGACTCAGACAAAAGAAGGGGAAACAAGTCAGCGTCAATTGAGGGAATAAAGTCGTCTTCCATTACAAACGGTTCGAGCATCTCACCCCAGCCGAAAGTCTTAGAAGCCTGTAGAGTAGAGTCGTAAAGCTGGTTGTATCCGTCTGTAACTAGATACTTGTCATTTAGTATCGTGTAGTACCGAGGACGCTGATTTCGCTTTACATAATAAGTTACGCCCGAAGAGGCGTCTGTAACAGCTTTAACATCACTGGACGATCCACTGTATTGTAAAACACGCTTTACAAACTCTTCTTGCGGCATGAAGTCCAGATCGTAATACTTACCGTCTTTACTGTCTAGATATTTAAGCCACGTAATAGAAACAAGGTTATCGGGAAGCTTAAGGTAGTTAGGCTGGTTTAGATCACCTAGTCCTTCCAGCTTAATGAACCCGATCTTGTCTGGGATTTCAATGGTAGAAAACAGGTAGTCATACGTTTCTTTTACAATCTCTGCTACTTGCTGAGACTCAATAGTATCGTTGATGCTGTTAACTTCATCCGAGTCCATGGCTGAAAGAATGTTTTGAACCATAGACAACAATGTCATCTTAGCCATAGTTTGTTATCCCGCAGTGAACTTGCACGTAAGAAACGCTTTAACTGCGTTAGTAGACGCTCCGTTTGTTTCGATTTTAAGAACTTGACCCTCAGTAAATGTGTACGTGGGTGAAAGGTTCTTTGTCAGTTTAACTCCATCACCGCTACCGGCAACAGGAAGTGAAATGGACTGACCCAAAAGAATGCCATCCCTGTAAAGAGACAGCTCAGAGTCAGAACCAGAAAGAGCCCCGCTAAGGACTAGAAAAACATTAGTCAGTACAGAGTTTCGAGCGACCCTGAAATAAACGCTTGATCCTGTGGTCGATACATCGTCAATCAACCCGTTCAAATCGTAGCTGTTAAGATTAGAGACAGTCCCAAGAGGGTTCTGCCAAGAGCCGCTACCAGCCCCGTCAGCGACATACACTTCGCCGGAGCTTGCAGTAGAAGCACCTTTCGGTTCGTGCAAGTCTGATCCTGTTAGCGAACTATGTTGTGCCATAAGTGCTCCGAATAGAAAAGAGGGCTAGGGCTTGTCTTTCGACAGAGGCCCTAACCGGATTACCGATTAAACGGTGTAGTAGTTAACGATTAGCTTAACGCGACCGGCGGTGTAAGTACCAGTCGTGGTGACAGCGACGTTAAGGTCCTGTGCAGCACGAGTACCAATCTGAGCGCCGTCAGTACCAGCAGCGACACGGATACCATCCGCATCCACTACAGTACCGTCCTGTCCAAACGTACCAACCGTGTAGTTAGTACCGCCCGCCGGGGTTTCGAGAATAATGACCCGCTGGCCAGTAATCTGTACGCCCTGAGGCAGATAAGCGTCTAGGCCAGTAAAGCCGTCAGCAGTGCCGTCGTTGTTAAGGTCAGTCGAGAAGATGGTGCGAGCCGCGCCAGTCAGTTCAACTTCGAGAATGAGCTCCTGCTCCTTCGAGTTGCTCTGGGTAGAACCGGGGCGAGCTCCGCGCTTGCCCTGATCCGTACCATAGCGGACGAGTAGACCATCATCGTTTACCCAAGTTGCCATGTTATATTATCCCTTTTCTTTCAATTACCAAACGATGTCGGTCTGGCCGAGCACAGTGATAAGGTTCTCAGGACGATACAGAGCAGTGTCATAACGAGCAGTCGTTACATACTCTTCGCGCTGGCGATCCTTGTT